CGCCCAGTTGCCACAACTGCTGCCGTTGGTGCTGTCGCGGCCCCCACAACGGTTGCCGCTGAAGAGCTTTATGAAACCGGCGAGCTGCCCAGTGCTGGAGAACTTGTTGGGTCTGCGGCATTGGCTGGAACACTTGGGGCTGGACTTGGAATTTCGCAGCAAAAAATGACTCCTATTCTAAGGGAGTTTGCCATGAAACCACCCAAAGAACTAAATAATTTAGTGAGCCGTGGGGATAGCGGAGCAGTGTCCTATATTGATGCCGTGACCCAAGGTGTGGACTACAAACAAGTATTCTCATCAGACAACCTCAAGCAATTTGTAGGAACTCTTGGGCAAACTGCAAAGGCTAACATTGCTCCAACCAAAGTCGTCGGAAAAGAGGCTGCTCAAGCAATGCGTGATGCGGCTAACATTGCTTCTACTGGGCGCGAGGTAGGAGGCATCCTTGGTTCTAGGGTGAATGACGCTATCGCAAAGTCTTCAGATCCAGCCGCAGTCCAGCAGTTTGCGTTGGAATATATTACTGGTCAAGCACCTAAAGTGCCAAAGGAACTAGAGTCCTTGTCCACTGACCTATCTCAAGCTAGGAAATACATTGCCGAATATCAAGATGGGCTTCTTGAAATGCACTATAATGGGCAAAGAAAGATGCCTGATATGTTGGTCAAGTACATTGAAGAAAGCAAAAATAGAGGTGACTATCTAACAAGATCGTATGCTTTTCACGGGGATGCTAACTACTTTCCGTCAAAAGAAGCGACTAAAGAACTAATGGATGATCTTACCACGCAGCCTCGTATCAGCATTGATAAACGAGAGTTTATTAAAAAGACTGACGCGCAAGGTCGTAGGTTTGAGGTAAAGAATCCAACGTATGGTGACGAAATTGAATTTCCGCCATTGTCTAAGGCTGATGCAGAAAAGTATATTGCCGAGTTAAATCTCAAAAAAGCCAGCAATCCAGATGAACTACACAATTGGATCTACTCTCAGAACTCTGGAATTCTGAAGGAAAAGAAGGACTTGTCACCAGCGTTAAGAAAGTACCTTGGCGAATACACAACTCCAGGCGAAAAGATCAGCGAAACGATGTCAAAGCTATCTAGGCTTGTAGCATACGATAAAGCTGACAATCAAATCTCTAATATCTTTAGAGATATGGGGATCGCTAAGTTTGCTGGAGAGGGAGTGGAGGGACTTCAGCCGATCAAGTTACGCAGAGGGAATGCAAGAATTGGAGAGGAAGAACTTTATGGGCCACCAGAATTACAAGTGGCAATCAATCATTTGTACGCAAATAACTCTGACAATGCTTCAATGGACTTTGCCGACAACACATTAAAGGATGCGTATCAAACATTCTTGTCGGCATCAAAAGCAATGAAGACTGTTTTTAATCCAGTTTCATATGCTACAAACTATATTTATGGTCCAATGAACATGGCCGGGATGGGTATGAATCCATTCAAGAATATAAACAGAGGTGCTAAGTTTGCAGCCGCTCAATATGAGCCTGTTGCTAAGATGATGTCCAATGTTGATATTGATGAGTTCAAGTCATGGAAAGAACTTGGTGTATTCCCTAAAGGACTCGCGTTTGCTGATATTCAGTCTGGCTTGAAATCTGGGAAAATAGGAAGGTTTGCACAAAAAGCAATTGATCCATTTGGAAAACTATACAGTTTTGCGGATATTCAGAATAGATACATAACTGCAAGAAACTATGAATCCCAATTATTTAAGCAATTTCCAAATGCTTCGCCAGATCTAGTAAGAAAAGAGGCAGCTAGATTCACAAACAATACATCACAGAATTACGATTTTGTTAGCAATGGATTGAAGACGCTCTCAAGAAATGGTATTCCTGCTGATCAGTTTGCAGTATTCACATTTGAATTGATGCGAAATCAATACAATCAAGGGAAGCTTATTAAGAACATGCTTGATGGGTCTTATGCAGAAGAACTATCCCAAAGATTTGGTGTCACTCCTAACGAAAAGGCAATAAAAGAAGAGGCTTACAAAAGGATAGCCTCAATGTTTATTGTTTATGGGACAACAACGGCAACTGCTCTTAAAACAATGGAGTTCCTTGGTGTCGACAGAGAGAAGGAGAGAGCATATCGTGAAACTATTCTTCCAGAATACGCTGAAAAAAAACCTCTTTTCATTAAGGAAAATAAAAAGACTGGTGATATTGGATGGATGAATCTATCATATATCTTCCCGCAGCAACAACTGATTGGTCCATTTGTTGCCGGGATGAATGGCAGGCCGTTGACTGAAGCTGTTAAATTCGGTGTTGGTGGATTAGCAGAAGACATTCGTGGGAAAGGGTCATTTGTAATGAACTCACTTTCACAAGCTGTTAATAACTATAACTTCGAAACTGGAAGGCCAATTAGCGCGTCACCAGATGAAACTACGCAACTCGCAGAAAGGACTGGTTTTGTTGTCGAGAGTTTATTGACTCCTAGTTTTGTTGATTTTGTTAAAAAATCACAAACTAGACCAGCACTTCAAACTGCAGAGAAGCTCGTCGGTCTTCGTTTTAACGACACAAATGTAGATAAAGGATTTGGATTTAGGGCTAGAGCGTTAAAGGAAAATATTAATGCTGTCCGTTCTAATATATCTTCTGCAAGATATCGTGTCGAAGATGGTAAAATGAACCAACAGGAGTTTGATAATTTATACAATCAAAGCAACCAGTCATACAGGGACAACCTTCAATCACTAAACCGCCATGTAAGCAACTTGCGGACAATCGGTCTTGATGATGGCAAGATTGCAGGGATGCTTCGAGAGAATGGATTTGGTAGCGAGATTGCTCTTGCGGCACTTGATGGAGAAATTCTTGACGCACCAAGGATTAAGCGTGATACAATTACGGACGCTTATGATGAAATCTCTAATCTCCCTAGAAAAGACATTGAAGCAAGGATTCGTGAAATAGCCAAGCAAGATCCCAATAAAGGTAAGTCGTTGGCAAGCCACCATAAGCAACGGCTTATTGATGACAGGCTTAACATTGGAGATAAAGATAAGCTGGTGAAAGCACTTAGCACCAACGATGGGACCAGGGCCAGATACATCTTCAAGCAGATGCAAAAGAGCCAAGAGCCAGACTCGGTTCTCAGAGTGTTTATGAAGAAGGGAATTGCTACGCCGGAAGTTGTACGCGACATCAGAATCCTACAGAAGAAATGAAGACCAAAAGCAAAAAGCAAGTCCGCTACCTGCTCAGCAAGGTTTCTCCGCTTTCCTCGACGCAACAGGATAAGCTCAAAAAAGAGTTGCACTCTGGGGCCGTTAAGGTTAAAAACGGCAAGAAGACCAAATGAGCGACGAAGACCTATCAGCGATTGATAGTAAAGAGGCGATGAAAGAGTTCTTCCTTGAAGTCAAGGAAAGGGCTAAGCAATTCCCTCGGAACACTATCGAGAACTACAACCCGAATGTGGCGGCACAGATCCTCTGGATGCTGGCGCAGGGTGGGCGTATCAATGCTATTGCCAAAAAGTGCAAGGTGACGCATGAGACTGTCCGTGCGCTGGAATGGCGGCATAACGACACGCTGGAGTCAAAGCGTAAGGAGTTCTCTAAACGCTACGCCATTGCGGCGGCTGAGTACACAGACCTGCTGTTCGAGAAAGCTGAACAACTGAGCCGTGATCCAGACCAGCTCAAGGCTATCTCCCCAGACCGATTGGCGTTGACTATTGGCATTATGACCGATAAGGCTGGACAGCTCTCTGGCATGGCGAGTACTATTGTCGAGCATCGCAAGGGGCCGTCTATTGATGATGCCGCCAAGATGATTGCGGAAGCCAAGTCTAGGATTGCCAATAAAGTCAAAACGCAAGCAGTTGAAGCCGAAATCGTAGAATGATACCAGAACCAGAATCAAGATACGCAGATTACGCTAAGGATGGTGGTAATCTTGTTCGCCACTACATGGTTGAGCATGACGGCGTTCAGCACAAGTGCCATACCAGCGTTTACGCTTCGTATCTAGCCGAGAAGTTCAACGCTAAGATTTGGAATGTGGTGCTGGAGAAGTTCGTTAAGCCCTTCATTGGCGTGTGCAAACATTGCAAAAAGCGTCGAGAGCTTCACTTTGTTGACGGGAATAGAGGTTCGTTTCCAGCGGAGGAGGATACATTTGGATGTGAGGAATGCGGGAGCGTTTACAGGATTGTTGAAATTCTCATGGAGACAGACGCATACAAAACTAAGTAATGCAGTGGCGCAAACATCCAATCCTTCAGCCTCCCAGCGATGATGAGGTGGCATTGATGGAGCCAGATGATCTCATTGAGCTTCATCGAATCTACCATGAGGCCATCGAGAACGCCGAGAAAGATCCATTCCGCTACGGCTTTAGGCTTCCGCACTGGGAGAAAGCTGAAGAGCAATTGTCGCAAGTCTCTGAGGTTCTGGCACTCGGGGGAAATCGCAGCGGCAAAACTGCGTGGGGTTCTTACTGCGTGGTCAAAGCCGCCATCGAAAACCCAAAATCAGAGATATTCTGTTTTGCTCAGACATCAGAGGTCAGCATCCGCCAGCAACAAAGCGCGGTGTGGAACTGGTTGCCGCATGAAATGAGGACAAAGCAAACCTCGGCTAACGCTTACATTTCGTACACGAAGAAGAACGGGTTTACGGACAACTCGTTGATCCTGCCCAATGCGTCACAGATTATCTTCAAAACTTACTCTCAGTATCAGAATAACCCAACTATCCTAGAAGGCGCGGAGCTTGGTAGCCGTGACCCGCAGTGGCACAATATTGGCGTATGGCTCGATGAATACTTACTTGGTAACGAGCTTATTGACACCCTGCGCTTCCGTCTCGCTACCCGCAACTCCAAGATGCTGGTGACATTCACTCCGATTGACGGGTGGACAGAAGTTATTAAGGAATACTTAGATGGTGCTACAAGCGTCCAGAGCGTCGAGGCTGAGCTGCTCAACGGCGAGCTTGTCCCCTATGTTCAGCGGAGCAAGAAGCGCAACGCCAGCGTCCACTACTTCCATTCCAAAGACAACCCTTTCGGTGGCTACGAGCGAATCAAGGAGACCCTAGTTGGAAGGCCTCGGGAGGAGATTCTAATTCGCGCGTACGGGGTTCCAGTTAAGTCCCACGCCACCAAGTTTCCCAAGTTCAATAAAGAAGTCAATGTTGTCCAGCCATCAGAGATCCCAACTACGAATGTTACTCGCTATCAGATTATTGACCCGGCGGGTGCAAAGAATTGGTTTATGGCTTGGATTGCTGTGGATGCGTCT